ATCGTGGCGTTGTACCTGCATCTGGTTTCAAGGAGTTCTTGGTAACTATCGTGAACGGTACTCCAGCTCAGACTGTCCAAGCTAATACTACCAATGCAAGTAACGTTGTAACTGGTCTGACTAGCGCACAAGCAGCACTGCTGTCAGTTGGTCAAGTAGTAACTAATGCTGTCAATGGTCTGCAAGGTACTACCATTACAGCAGTCAATATTACTCTGGGTACTGTAACTCTGTCTGGTAACGCTAACGCTACATCTTCCACCCCAGTTGCAATTAGCTTCAGCCCAGTTGTCCAACTTGATGGCCTGTCCGCTTAAGTCCATAACTAATAAGAAAAGGAAACTAAAATGTCTGCTGGTATTTTTTCAACCGCCCTGCTTACACAAGATCTAGCTAAGAAATCATTTGCGGGTATGATTACTCGCTTGATGCCAAATGGTACTGCACCTCTGTTTGGTATTACTTCTATGCTGGACTCTGATACAGCAGTAGCTATCGAACATGGCTTCTTCACTAAGACCATGCTCTTCCCACAACTTACTGTATCCGCTGCTGGTCAAACTGCGGGTGATACAACCTTCACAGTTGGCTCTACTACTAATGTGCTCCCTGGCATGATTATGCGCGTAGATACAACTGGCGAAAATGTTATCATTAATAGTGTGCTGACTACAACTCAAGTGTCTGTATCTCGTGCAATTGGCTCTGTTGCTGCACAAGCTATTGCTGCTTCTGTTAACCTGTATCAAGTCGGTAATGCTTACGAAGAATCTTCTGTGCGTCCTAACGCATTGATCATCAATCCAGTTCGTATTACTAACTTCACTCAGATCTTCCGTAATACTTGGGCAATCTCTGATTCTGTCCGTACTACAATGATGATTGCAGGTGATACTAATGTTGCTGAAAGTCGCCAAGATTGTGCTGCCTTCCACGCTGCTGACATCGAAAAGGCTATCTTCTTCGGTCAGAAGTCGCAAGGTACGCGTAATGGTCAACCTTTCCGTACTATGGATGGCTTGCTGAATATTGTTGGTAACATTGGTTACTATCCTTCGTACTACGCTTCTCCAAACGTAACAACTGCTGGCGGTACTACTAACTACACACAACTGGAAGCTGCTCTTGATCCAGTGTTCAACCAAGCTACTGATCCTAAGGTTGCTAATGAGCGTGTGCTGTTTGTTGGTGGTCAGGCTAAGCGTGTGCTTAATAACATTGGTCGCTTGAATGGTACTTACTACATGGTTGATGGTCAAACCTCTTGGGGTCTGCAATTCACAACTATTAAGACTGCTCGTGGTACGTTCCGTGTTATCGAACATCCGCTGTTCAACTCCAATACTAGCTGGTCTAAGATGGCAGTAGCTGTTGATCTGTCCTCTTTCCGTCTGGCTTACTTGGGTGATCGTAAGACTCAGAACAAGGAATTCAACCAAGACGCTGATGCTAATGATAACGGCATTGATGCAGTTGGTGGTACTCTGACTACTGAGCTTACAGCAGTTGTTAAGAATCCTCCAGCTAATGCAGTTATCTATAACCTGACTGCTGCGGCACAGGGTTAATAGATAGTATAACTACAACATCGCAATCAACAAACTCCTCTCACTGTTTAATTACGGTGAGAGGTTTTTAACAGAAAAGGAAGTTTCAATCATGGCTATCAAATCATTGTTTAAATCCCGTATTCCATTCATTCAGTATTTTTTCAAGAGTGGTAAACAAGCAGCATTTCTGAATGGTGAATTCATTACTGATACCCCATCAGAAGTAGAAGAACTTAACCTAGAAGTAGCCTCAGGTCATCCACATATCTTTATTGACGAAGATAAGAAAACAGTTGATACTAATCATCTTGATCCACTCGACGAGATTCGCCGTAAAGCTGTAGAGGAATACAAGGCAAGTATCGCAGCAGCCACTGATAAGAATCAAGATCGCGGGAGCACTGAGCAAGGTAAGCTGGAAGGTATTGTCTCTACTAGTACAATCTCTGATGCATCCGCTAGTTCTGATGCCTCTGTAGGTTCAGGTGAGTCAGCAGCGGCCAGCGCTTCTGGTGGTAATCCTGCCATTTCAGCAGCTCTTGCTAACCTCACTAAGTAGTACAATATAATAATAGAGGGCTTTAAGCTATGACTACCTTTGCAGATATGTTAACTCAAGTATACACGATCACAGGTCGTTCTGATCTTGTGACTGAAACTACTTTAGCTCTTAGGCAAGCTACGCTTAAAGCCCATAACTCTGACTTCTTTCCACTAGATATTTATGAGTTTGCGATTAACTTTAGTTCTGCTGCATACTACCAGCAGTTAGACTATCAAACTCTGGTACCTCTCTGGCGCTCCTTGAAGTATATCCGTAAATATGATTCAGTAGGACAAACCGCTGGGAAGTTCTTAAAAATAATTACTCCAGAACTTCTTATGGATAAATACCAAGTTGAGCAAACAGATATTGTGTACATTGCCGGAACACAACTACAGATTAAAACGTCAGATAGTAATCAATACTTTTTGGTAGCTTGTTATGTAAACCCTAACACTGATCCGGCGAATTACAGTAGCTGGATTGCAAATGTGCAGGACACTGTGATAGTAACAATAGCTGCAACTATCGTATTTAAGATGATCGGATTTGATGAACAGGCTCAATCCTATGCAGCACTGGCGGCAGATCAGCTTGCTATGTTGAAAGAGTCTTACCTACTAGCTAACGGCTGGTAGACTCGGAACTTAATTATAAAGGATAATAAAATGTCTGCATCTATCTGGCAACCGGGTAGTATAGTTACTCCTCAAGCCGCTAATAACTCTACATTACTCAAGCAGTCCTTTACAGCTAGCGCCGGCCAGACTATCTTTGATCTAACTATTTTTAACTACACAGTGGGCGTGAATGCTCTCTGGGTAACAAAGAATGGATTGATGCTGGATACTGGAGTAGGTTTCGTAGAGACAAGTACTTCCAGACTCACGCTTACAGCAGGAGCTACAGCAGGGGACAAGATAGTAGCTTATGGTTTCGTAGGTATTACTGGCACAGTGTCTGTAAATACTCCATCAGCAGGCTCTGTAACTACTGCATCTCTGGCATCTTCCTTGGTAGTTCCTCTTGCTCTTGGCGGTACTGGAGCAACTGACGCTGCAACAGCTAGAACTAATCTAGGTCTTGGAACAGCATCAGTTCTCAATACAGGAACTGTAGGGGCTGCTATTCCTAGACTGGATGCAGCAGCACTTAGTTTTGCGGGTTCGATTGATGGCCCTACTTGGGCAACTGCTGCATCAGCCAGTACTACAGCGATTGCAGCAGCGGCTTCTAATCTAGTGTCCATCACAGGTACAGCAACTATTAATGCATTCGATCTAGCTGCTGGACAGAGACGTACGATATACTGCACTGGATTGTTCACGCTAGCTAATTCTGCTGCATTAGTAGTCCCTGGGGGAGCCGATCGTACAGTAGCTGCTGGTGATGTATTTGATGTTGTAGGTATGGGAGCAGGTAATTGCATTATCACAGACTACCAGAAACTTGATGGTACATCCTTGGGTTCTGTGATCTCTACAGGTGCTTTGATTGGTTATACGGTATTTACTTCTTCTGGCTCCTATATTAAAGCTACTAACAACCCAAGTTTTGTGGTTGTAGAAGTTGTAGGCGGAGGAGGTGGTAATACTGGCGGAGGTACTTCTAGTTTCGGTGCTTGGTGCTCAGCATCAGGAGGAGCCGCTACTACTACGAATAATGCAAATGGAGCTGGCGGAAGTGGATCAGGAGGAGATATTAATGTTTTAGGCAGTGAAGGAGCTTCTATTGGATTCCCTGTAGGCGTCAGTTCTAATATAGCTATACATTTACTTCCTGGTATTGGCGCCTTCGGATATAGGTATGGTAATGGACTTTCTAAATCTGTTGTTTCTAATAATCTCACAGCTCAAGCAGGATCGGCTGGCGGTGGTGGAGGTGGAGCAAGGAAGAAGATCTCAGCAGCTTTACTGGCAGCGTCTGAAACTGTTACAGTTGGAGCAGCAGGTACAGGGGCTGTTGCTGGTATCGTAATTGTTTGGGAGTATAAATAATGACTACGCAATCTCAAGGTAAGTTCGCTCTCCTGAATGGGAATAATATTATAGTCGATGTGGCCACTACGGAGTTCCCGGTTCATGAAGGGTTCCGTTGGGTAACAGCACCAGCAGATTGTATCAATGATGGACAGTGGTATTTTGATAATGATGATAACACTGTTAAGCAAGTACCTGCTCACACTCCTTCACTGGAAGAGTTGAAAGAGCTATATCTGGGAGCGGTACAGGGATATATTGATTCAATTGCACAGTTGAAAGGTTATGATACTGGCATCTCTTGCGCTAGTTATTTCAATGATCCACATCCGCCATTTCAAACAGATGCACAAGCCTTTGTACCTTGGAGATCCGGCGTGTGGCTTCAATGTTATGCAGATTTCGCAGAGATTGCAACTGGTACTAAATCTCTTCCTGCATCTACCGATGCTTACATCGCAACTATTAATCCGGCTAAGCCTGCTGGATGGTAAGGAGATCAATATGTTAGATACTACTTACATATGGAGGCACCTTTTAGCGTATTTATGGAATCTACTACGAGCTGCTGACCAAGTACTTAATACCATTCTGGGAGGTGATCCTAGAGAGGAGCTATCTTCTAGAATGGGCAAGTATATGCTAGAGAACAAATGTATTCTTTGTAAGTATGTGTGCAGGCTCCTAGATATCTTTCAGTTCCAACACTGTGAGAAGTCTATAGATCGCTCACTAGGTTCTGAAGATGTACTGAAATAATCCCTTTCCTTCCCTTTCCTAACTAATAAAAAATAAAAGGTACTGCCATGTCTAGGAACTTGACAGATGAAGATGTAACAGCAATATGTAATCGACTAACAGAGTTCTCTGGGCTTACACCAGAAGAACACAGAGAGCATCACGAAGCACTTGCTACTTTCATCCAGTGGCACAAAGATAAGCTAGAGTGGCGGAAGAAGGTATCTGCTTCTGTTGGGGGTTGGGTCATAATCGGCATCTTAGCCTTCATTGGTAAGTCAACTTGGGCCGCCGTTGCTACAATGCTTAATATCCATAATTGATTCAGGGAGTAATAGAATGGCACAGGTTTATAATAGAGCCAACTTAAATGCCGCAGGCTTTCCATTTATATCGGAGAATCAAGGCAGGACTGTCCTGGTGCGCGGTCAGGATACTAACTACGTTCCTTCTATTACTTCCAAAGAGGATCAGGATAAAGCTGGCGTTCCGCAAATTTACTATTGCCATAATGTCCTGCCCGTGGAGGATGGACTACAGTCTATTGGATACGATCAGTTAGCTACATATGTGGCAGTAGATGAAAATAAGTTTCAAGAGGTATTCGTAATTAAGGATGCAAGCGGTAACAAAGCATTCTTTGCTAAGCTATCAGACACCAGAGCCTATGTTCTATTGCTAGGTGCATCTACTTGGATTCCAACAACCTCAGTACCAAGTTCTTCTGATTGCGTAGTAACTACAGCGTTCATCAATGGAACAACTTATATCTTCTATTCAGGTATTGGATGTTTCCATTATGATTGGGCCACTAATACACTTATCTCTGATACACTGACAGGACTGACTATAGAAACCATACTAGGTATCACAGCAGCGGCTGGGTATCTAATTGCTTGGACATCTAATTCAGTAGCTTGGAGTAGCACAGTATCTGTAACTGACTTCACTCCGTCAACAATTACGGGTGCAGGGGGCGGATCAGTACAACAAGCAAAAGGTGATATTACGTTCTGCTTCCCAAATCAAATGGGTTTCGTTGTATACACTAAGGCGAATGCTGTAAGTGCTCTGTACTCAAACAACTCTCGCTATCCATTTAACTTCAGAGAAATCGTATCCTCTGGAGGCGTAACTGATCCATCTCTTGTAGCATTTGACTCTGACTCCTCAAATCACTATGCATATACAACAGATGGTATGCAACTTGTAACCTCTCAATCTGCTAATCAAGTACATCCAGGACTCACAGATTTTATCTCCGGAGGTTACTTCGAGGATTTCGATGATGTTACTTTGACGTTCAGTTCCCAACAACTTACCAGTCCTATGGTCAGAAAAGTAACTGTAGTATCTTCAAGGTATCTAGTTACATCTTATGGCATCACATCATTTACACATGCGCTTGTATATGATATTGGACAGAAGCGTTGGGGTAAATTGAAAGTACCTCACGTAGACTGCTTCGAATACTCTACTCTTAATCCTACTCTGACAGATACACCTAAGAAAGCTCTATGCTTCCTACAGCAGGATGGAACAATCCTACAAGTTAACTTCACTATCGGAGCAAGCACTACAAATGGAACTATGCTTCTTGGTAAGTATCAGTATATCAGAACTAGATTGATTCAAT